ACTATCCGATGCGATGGTACACTTTTCTAAATCAAATGTATGTCTCCCTCTTGTAATGCAAGAGCAAAGAGATAGAGCAGACACAATCACTTTCCCGGTTTACAACTTAGGAAGTGCAACAGTATCTAGTGCAGATGTAGCTTCACATAGTGAACATGATTCAAATGAGATTGGTGCAACTGAATTAGATTCTGTAAAGAAAACAATTACTCTCGATATGTTCTCTATCAGAGTACCAATTCATGATGAAGCTGAATTATCAAATGCTAATGATGTTACAGGAATAGCTGGAGAGCTAGTTGGTAATGCAATAGCAGCAAAAGTCGATTCTTTGATTGTAGCAAATTTTGATAATTTCTCAAATACTTCAAATGATACAAGTAATGGTATTTCTGTTGATGATATATTTGCAGCTCTAGGAACTTTACAAGCTGAATCAGCTCCAGCTCCTTATGCAATGGTACATCATCCAAGAGCAGTATATGGAACTTATGGATTATCAAATGATCTAGTAACATCAAATCAGTTTGGTGGTTCTCCATCCTCTCAAGATGATATGTTGAAAACAGGATTCTTGGGAACTTTGGCTGGTATTGATGTTTATACAACACCAGAGATTTCAATCTCTTCTAATAATGCAATCGGTGCGATATTCTCAAAGATGGCTTTGGGATTTGGTTATGCTGGTGAAATGATGAGAGTTGAAGTTGAAAGGAAAGCAGCAGCTCTAAGAACAGATTATGTTGGTAGCATTTTCTGTGGTACAGCAGAACTAGCTGATACTTATGGTGTAGAGTTACAGCATAAAGTTACTTGATAACTAAATAGAAAAGGCGATGGGGAGCGTTTTGCTCCCCTAGCCAATAGAAGATATGGCACTAAGTAATAATACAATTTTAAAGGAATATTTTGCAGACCTAGCCGGGATTGATGCTTCCACAAAGTCATTTAATGGATGCCTTAGAGCCGGGTTGGAGGCTGCTGGATATACAGGATCACTATCAACTGCTCTTAGAGCTTGGGCAAATGCAACAGCCGGAACTACAAATGCCTCTGTTAATTCTGCTTTGAAGTTAGCTTTTGCATCAGCAGTTGGATCAACTCAATCATCTCTTGCTGGATTGGTTGGAGACTTTGCTGGAGATACTGCTAATTGGGAGGCATCTCTACAAGCATGGAATAGTGAAGCAAGAAAATGGAATCTAATAGATAACCCCTAGAAGTAGACTAGGAAATTATAATCATGGAAAGGATTAAGATATGGCAACATTAACCGGTGTAAGTATATCTAGTAGTTATACATCACTTTTAAAACTAGATGGAAATACAGATTCAACTGCTGCTGGTAACGGCAGTAATGCAATACAAGTAAAAACAGGAGATAATGAAGCAACTCCATTATTTTTAAATACAGATAGACTCGGAATAGGTGGTCAGCCTTCAAAAACATTAACTGTAAAATCTTCTGGTGCAGATGATGGAATTTTGTTTTTAGAAAGTACAGGAACAATATTAGCAACTTTATTTCAAAGTGGAGATTCAAGTGGCTACCCATTTTTAGATTTACATGATGGTGCTGGAGATACAAAGCCAGACAATGTAAAAGTAAGGTTGAATAGTGGTGGAGATTCTTTTCTTAATGGTGGAAACATAGGTATCGGAGCAACAACAATTCAACAATTATTGCACCTTGAAAAAGATGATGCTGATGTGGGAATAGCTCTTACACA